AGAGTGGCTTTGACTGCGTCTGATAGAGTACTGATCCGCCCTTCGATCGTTTGAGCCGCGCGGTCCATCCCACCAACCACGTTGGGCAGTTCGCCAAAGCTTATCAAAGCTTCGGCGATTTCCTCTTTGGTCGCTTGGACGGTTCGCGTCACCCCGTTAAAGCTAAAGGTAACTTGGTCCCCCGCTTTGCTTGCCTGTATTCCAAACTCTTTAAGACGTTCGTTTTCACCAGTCTGTGCGTCTAACAAGGCTTCGACAAATTGCTGTAGCGACTTTCCCTGGGATTTTGCGGTGTCGCCTAACTTCGTGAGAGAGTCAATCGACGGGTCAACGCCTCGCTGCTTGAGACTAATAAAGGCGTTGACGATTTCCTCAATCTCCAGTGGAGTCGAAGCGGCGAATTTGGTCAGCTCGTCAAAGATTTGCTTGCCTGCTGCTTCGCCCCCTACTGCCTGAGCTAAGCGCGATTGCAGGCTTTCCGTCGCTTTACCTGCCTCAAAGATTTGTTGCGCAAGATTCTGAGCCTGAGAAGCGGCTGACTGAAACAAGCCCGTGAGGCTATCAAAAGCCGCTTCTCCAATTCTTCTTTTGAAACCAATCTTGATTTGGTCGAAAAAGTCGTCAAACTTTTTCTTGGATTTTTCGTCAAACTCAAATTTTATTGGGACTTTTTGGGCAAGCTGAGCGACCTTCTGTTTGGCTTCCTCTACCCTTTTGTTGAAATCACTTAAAGCAAGCTCAAGGTAAACCTCTAACTTCGTTTTATCTGCCACAGGGAACCTCCTTGTTTTTAGCTAGTCTGCCGCTAGTTCGATAGCTTCGATATCCAAGAGGCTGAACGCCCAGGTGGGTACTTTGCCTTGGGCGGCAAGCCCCAAGAAAGTGCGAGCTGCCCTCAAGGAGATATCCTTTCGCGCTCTTTTTTTGCGCGTCAGCCTAGCAATTGGATCGAACAGTTCGAGCTTCACATCTTTGCCGCCTTGGAGTTGAAGGTTTGTCGCCGTCGAGATCGCAATTGCCTGAGACAGGTAGGCGTTTCGACCGAGCTCCCAATCTTCAATCGCTGATAGCGCCTGATTGATTATCGCGATCGGAGTGTTTCCAAAGTTGGCGGAATTGAATCGTTTTTCGTGGGGGTAGTTTAGCTGAATCCTCCAGTAGATTTCAGCCCAATCAACTCCCCCTTTGGGGTCTTCTCTTCCTCCTCTGGCTGCCACTGACGACACTCTCCGATTGTGAAGTGAAAGAGATCTTCCAAGTCCTTGCAGGGTACGCTGTCGAGAAGCTCTTGCAGCGTGTACTCTCGCAAGTTTGTGCGAGAACGCAGCAGAACGTTTCCCACCTCGGCGTAGTACCAATAGATAGATCTCGAAACATCAAGTTCAATCGCCGCAAGGGCGATCGCCTCGTTGGGGGTGAGACTGCCGTACTTCGGAATTGAAGTCCCCCCCCAAGGGAAGGCTTCGTGGGGGGAAGCAAAATTCAGCTCAAAAGGTAGATTGATTAAAGGCATAGGGCAGTAACTCGTTAAATTCCTGTGGGTTGTTTGGAATTTGTACTTTACAGCTTTTGCCTGACTCTGCGTACAGAGTTTGGGGCTGACCAAAGACTTTTTTGGTTTTGATCGCTAGGATTCCTACTGCGATTCCCCGCTCTTCCGAACGACAGCAGCAAGCAAAAACATCCTCGTTAGACAGGTAGGAGAACACGGCGATCGCTTAAACAACAGCGGCAATTGGCTTAGGCTCGGTCTTGTACAGAGCACCAGTACCGGCAAAAGAGATATTTCCCTTGACGATTCCTTTTGGAATATCCAGCGGAAGGTCTTTGACCGTGACCTCACCTTCGTAGACAGCGCCCGTGCTGTAGACTAGTGGATTGGGCGAAGGGAACTCGATTATCACCCAGCCCGTGTTCCCGGTCTCAAAGCACAATTCGGCGTTTCGGTACGCCGAACTCAATTGATCGTAGACTCCCTCGGTAGGAACTTCCCAGCTTGCGCCAGTGGTGAGGCTGTTCGCCCAGTAGGTTTCAAGCAGAGACACGTTTTCCGATTCGCCGGTTCTGTTTAGGTTGCCCGAGCTACGGGCTGTCAACAAAGGCGGTAGAGAAGCAGTAGAGGCAGTGGCGATCGCTTCGGGGACGTTCTCTACAGCTAGGCTGGTTGCGCCAGTTACAGCGTCTGCGGTCAACCTTACTGGTACGGTTTTGCCAACAGAAGGCGCTACAAAATCCAACCAAGCTCCTTTGGGTACCGCTACTCCAGTGGGGAGCGCGGTGACCGCAATTGTCGCAGGACCACCGTTTGCAGTGGTGGCTGACGAAGTAGTAATTGTAACCTTGGGGGGCTTGTCGCAATTGCCTCTAATCAAAGGTATAAAATAATATTTGATTTTCGATCCAGATTCTAAAGTTAAGCAATTAGCCATTTATTTTTTTCTCCTTTTTTAGATGATTTATTAACTATTAACAATTAACAACTTTGGACTTGCACCGTCCAAACTTGCTGGTACACCCAGACTCCCTCGCTCACGAGATCCGAGAGAAACCTTTCACTAGCAATTGCAAACGGCTGTACTACTAATAGGCAGTCAGGCTCGAACTTGTTGAGCCTAGCGAACACTGCTTCTAGCAAAGGGTAAGCGGTAGCGTGAGAACGCAAGTCCAAGAACCTTAGAAAAATATCGAAGCTGACAATTTGGTGCAAGGAGGCATCAGTGAAGTTTGGATACTCAAACAAGCGATTCGAGTAATTCACGAATACTTCGTGATTGTGGATTGCTTTGTTCAGGGAGTAGGCAGTAAGCTCTCCCACTTGAACGTTGAATTGCTGCTTGACTGGCTGCAATCTTTGCAGCAACTGAGTCTCAAGAGTGCTCAGAATATCCACGCTCAATACCTCGCTAGCAAATCTTCACCAAATTCTAGCCGTCTCCCCGTCACCCGCGCCCGCGCAAACTCACCTGGTGGTGGCGTACCCGGTGCGGTTCCCGGAAGACCTAAAGCGATCTCGCACCTCCCAATTGCTTTCAAGAGCGCAATCGCGTCCTCGAATCTTTTCCGAACGTGCTCCCTTGGAAGATATCGATCGAGAAGTAGGTGAACCACTTCAAGCTCTAAGTCTACCAAGATAGGTGGCGCAACCGCAAAAGGCATTGCTGCCGCCACTGTTGGGCAACTGGAGATTATCGCATTAATCCTAGCAAATCCTTTTTCTTGGTTCTGCTGCAAGCAAGCCAAGTTGATTTCGGTTGCTGCCGGATCGTCGAGATTGGTGAGCGAAATCATCTCGCTCAAGCCAAACGCGTCGATAAAGTCTTGGACTGTCGTGTAGGTCGTCATCACACGCTCGGTGTCACCTCCGCTACTACTTCCACTACTGCTTCGAGTTCGGCTTCTTCTTTTGGTTTGAGAGGAACAAAATTTCCCTCAAAGTAAAGCTTGTTGCCGTAAGAGAGAGCGCAACCCTCTCTTACTCGAAATCTCTTTGGGGCTGCATTTTTGTCCATTTTGTCCATGGCTAAGCCACCACATCCTTGAACAGATAACCAGCTTGCGGCATCGTGATAAACGGCTGGCGTTCGTAGGTCACGTAGTCCTCCCAACTCGCAGTGTCTTTGACGTATTCGCCTTGCTCCACGTAAGGCGTGCCGTTTAGCACGTAAGTGTAGGCGAAAGCCGGGTTGCGATTGCTTCGCTTCCCGATCGCAAGGTTACTGCTTGAGTCTTCAGGGGACAACGGATTGGACGGAACCCAAGCGAGGATTACGTTTTTGCCGTTCTGCGCCCAGATATCAATCATCCCACTACCCTCTTTTTTGATATCTGTGCCGACAGTGACATCAAGCATAACGATATTGCCTGTGATATCTTCCGTGACAATCGCTCGCTCGCTGTATTGGATTTGCGCTTTGACGTACTGGTTTTCGCGCCAAGCGATCCACGCGTCTTCGCCGCAGAAAAACAAGGTGTTGGGCGTACGTCCGATCTTGCGTCGAATCACCGAACGAGCGTTGAGGATTTGCAGGATCGGGTTGCTGGTCGAAGCGTCCCACTTGTCCGCTGCCGCAATCGTGGGAGCGTGTCCCGTGGGGTAATTGGCGGGATTGGTGAGAAGTTTGGCAACCTCGTCTTCGAGCTTCCGTTCTTGGAGTTCGCGAGCGGCATCTACCGATTCAGCTCGCAAGTCTATTCCGGGAATTTCAGCCTCCTCCTGAGTCTCGATTGGCACCGAGGTTTTAAGTCGATCCTGGACCAGGCTGAAATTCTCAGCCGTATATCCAATATCAATCCGCTGAGTGTTCGCACCAGGAGCGCGGTAGGAATCCACAACCTGAAACCGATCGTCGCCAAATTTAACTATTTTCCCTGACCTTTTAGGTACTAAAACGGGAGGTGCGATTTT